TTTATGATATGGCTGAATTTGAAACACCAGATGAAATTGAAGGTGTCGATGTTCCACCGATAAAAGATTATTTAAAAGCAAAGCAGAAAAATGGAAAAGACTTATATGCTCAGGACATTTTCAAGACCACTTACTTGTGGCTAAAGAAAAGAGGCTGTGAAAACCTGGTTGGTAATCAATTAATCGAACAGTATGCAATGAGTGTTTCTCGTTGGATTCAATGTGAAGAAGCAATATCAGAATTTGGTATGCTAGCAAAACATCCAACAACAGGAAATGCAATCGCCAGTCCGTTTGTTTCAATGTCGCAGGCATATATGAAACAAGTTAACCAAATCTGGTATCAGATCTATTCCATCATTCAAGACAATGGATCAGCTGAGATTGACGAACTTGATCCACAGGATTTAATGATGGAAAGATTGCTAAAAGCAAGAAAAAAGTAAGGGTAACCGAGAGGTTGCTCTTTTTTATTAGGAGAGAAAATTGATGATGAAAGTAATAGAACTCTTTGCAGGGATTGGTGCTCAACGGAAAGGTTTGAAAGAAGCTGGTATCGAACATGAAGTGGTAGCCATAAGCGAGATAGATAAATATGCACTTAAAGTTTACGAGAGTCTTCATGGGGGAACACCGAACTTTGGTGATATAAAACATATAGATAGATTACCTAAAGCTGACCTGTGGACATACTCGTTTCCTTGTACAGATATTTCCATAAGTGGAAGAATGGACGGTTTTGAAAAAGGTAGCAACACCAACAGTAGCCTTTTGTGGGAAGTTCAAAGATTGCTAGAAGTTGCAAACAAAGAAAATGAACTACCGAGGTATCTTCTTCTTGAGAATGTGAAGAACCTCATATCAAAAAGATTTAAAACTTACTTCAATGAGTGGTTAGAGTTTTTGGAAAATCTCGGATACAAGAATTTCTACAAGGTAATCAATAGCAAGGATTATGGCATTCCACAAAATAGAGAGCGAATCTTTATGCTTTCCATCTGGGATGAAAATGCCACTTATAGTTTTCCGACTAGTATGCCATTAACTACAAAATTAAAAGACCTACTTGAAGAAAAGGTGGATGAAAAATACTTCCTAAGCGATAAACTCATCACTTGCTTTTCTTCGATGAAAAATCGAAACGGATTGATTCGCGGATTACGATTTAGACCTCGTTATAAGAATGACGAGTTTGCTTGGACGATTACCACTTGTCCTGGAAGTAGACCTACGGATACTTTCATCATTGAACCAATTATCGCAGCAATACGAGGTCGAAAGGACGAAAACGATTCCTACAAACAAAACCTTGAAGTAAACAGGGACGGTGTATCTAATACGCTAACCACAGTTCAGAAAGACAATGTAGTAATTGTTCCTCAAGCTACCAAACAAGGCTATGCAGTGGCACGTGTAGGTGATGGAATTTACATCAATAGGACTCAAAGCAAACGAGGGGTTGTGCAGAAGAATGCGATTCCGACTTTGAAAACTAGTCCTAACGATTTAGCAGTGGTGGTGGATGATCCAAAGGAGATGATTTCTATCCGTAGGCTTACACCAAGAGAGTGTTGGCGGCTTATGGGTTGGAAGGATGAAGATATCAGCAGAGCATTTGCAAGCGGTGTCAGTGATACACAGCTTTATAGAATGGCGGGAAATTCAATTGTTGTTAATTGTTTGACTGAAATATTTAAAAAATTAAAAGAAGGAGGTAAAGAGAATGTATGAAAAAGTAAATCCATGCCATCCAGATAAGATAGCAGATAGAATTGCTGGTGCTATTGTTGACCTAGCATACAAGCAAGCAGAAAATCCAAGAATCGCAGTTGAGGTATTAATTGGTCATGGTAAATGTCATATTATTGCGGAAACTTCTGTGTTTATTTCTGAAGGCGATGTTCTTGATGCAGTTCATAGAATAGCTGGTGAAATCATGGTTGACTATAAAGAAGTGCCACAAGATATTAATTTAGCATATAACCAAGCCGATAGAATTCGCTGTGGGGATAATGGAATCTTTAAAGGAGTACCACTTACTAAAGAGCAAAAGAAACTATCGAAGATTGCTCATAGCATTTATACAAAGTATCGCACTGACGGTAAATACATCCTCAATGGTGATCGATTGATTATTTGTCAAAGTAATGCTAATAAAGCTGAAATCCAAAACGAGTATCAAGATGCCGAAATAAATCCTATCGGTGATTGGACTGGCGGAACTGACGTAGATACTGGTGCAACTAATAGAAAACTTGGATCTGATATGGCCGACTCAGTTACTGGCGGTGGGCTTCATGGTAAAGACCTATCCAAAGCTGATGTAAGCGTAAATATCTATGCTTGGTTAAAGGCTCAAGAAACAGATGCTCCTGTTGAATTTTGCTGTGCTATTGGAGATGAGATTATCGATGGCAGACCATATTCAGAAATCGTTGAGATCGTTCGTGAGTTCATTAGTGATCTAGGCGGTTTTGAGAAATTTGCAGAATGGGGATTAGTATAATGGCAAAAACATCAGTAAAAGAATTCAAATTAGTTAATGTCGAGTTGTTAGTGCCGTACGCTAACAATGCAAGAACCCACTCTAAAGAGCAAATTAAGAAGATACAATCATCACTTCGAGAGTTCGGTTTTATTAATCCTTTGATTATTGATAGAGAATATAACGTTCTAGCTGGACATGGTAGACTTTCAGCAGCCAAAGCTGAAGGTTATAAAGAGGTGCCATGTGTATTTGTTGAGGACTTATCAGAAGCTCAGAAGAAAGCATACATTATAGCTGATAACAGAATGGCTCTTGATGCTGGTTGGGATGAGGAATTGTTAGCAGCTGAACTTGAAGGTTTATCTGATTTAGGCTTCGATTTATCTCTTACTGGTTTTGATGAGAAAGAATTAGCTAACCTATTCAAAAGTAATGAAGCAGAAATAGAAGATAACGATTATGATTTAACAAAAGCTCTAGAAAAAGCAGCATTCGTTGAATATGGAGATCGCTGGATTGTTGGTCGCCATGTTTTAGTATGTGGTGATGCTACAAATCCTGACGATGTCAACAAACTCATGGATGGTAAAAGAGCAAATTTGATTCTGACCGATCCGCCTTACGGAGTTTCATTCACTAGTTCAAGCGGACTCAAAATTAAAAACGACTCACTCAAGAATGAGGAGTTCTATCAGTTCCTATTGAAAGCATTTAAGAACATGGTTGATCACTGTGAACCGGGGGCATCTGCTTACTGTTTCCATCCGGATATAGAAGGATTGATCTTTAGGACTGCTTTTCGTGATGCAGGGCTTCATTTAGCAGGTTGTTGCATTTGGGTTAAAGACTCACTTGTTTTAGGTAGATCCGATTATCAGTGGCAGCATGAATCAATACTTTATGGTTTCTTAAAGAGCGGTAAACACAACTGGTATTCCGATAGAAAACAAACAACCATCTGGAATTTCAAAAAACCAAAAAGAAATGAAAACCACCCAACCAGTAAACCTTTAGACCTCTTATCATATCCTTTAAGGAACAGCTCACAAGAAAACTCAATTATTTTAGATACCTTTGGCGGTTCTGGATCAACTCTGATGGCTTGTGAGTTAACAAATCGAATCTGTTACACAATGGAGATAGATGAAAAGTATGCATCGGTTATTTTAAGACGTTATGTTGATAACACTGGTGATGCAGACAATGTTTACTGCATCAGAAACGGACAAAAAGTAGCATACACTGAAGTTGTTAAGCAAGTTGAATAGTGTAAAAAAGGTGGTTTATTTTTCACCTTTTTTATTTTGTGTATTTTTTATATAATTTTAGCTTAAAAACAAAAAAAACGGTAAAAAGTATAGAAAACACGATAAAATATCGACAAAATACTTGACACTTGTAAATTCGTGTGTTATAATGTCGGTGTATGTCGATAATGTATCGACAAAAACGGGAGGATATTTATGAAAAAAACAAAATTCTACAAGAAGGCTAAACTTATTTCGGTTTACAATGAAAGCGATGACTTGGTCGCCGTATGCGACAACGCGAGAGAATTCGCAGAAACTTTTAAAATGGGTCAGTCAATAGCAGATTCCACTATTAGCAGAATTGCTGACGGATCAAGAAATTACTTTTTATACAACGGCGAAAAATTATTTATTTATTTTATAGATTTGGAA